CGTAGAAGCAACTTTTTTATCCGTGTCATTTAGCTGCTTGTCTAAATTATTGAATTGCTGCTTGTCGATATCTGCGCCTAACTTGACAAGGTATTCTTGAATGACCTCGGATATCATTGTAATTCCTCCATTCTGCGTCTATAGTCTTCTGCCCTTCGTTTATTTTCATTCTTGACCATAATCATTTCATGGGCATCAAGAAGGTCGCTAAGCGTATACGTACCGTCCCATACCTCATGCTGCTTCCACATGCCTTCTGTTACTGGGGCGTAGAGGAATGATGAAACATTGGAAGACTGGACAGCAAGGAACCCTGAAATGTTTCTTTCAATTCCTTGAGGCCATCTTCGGAGAAAAAATCAATCACATTAAACATTAACGACTGAACGGTAAGGATCATGACTAAGAATGTGTCATGCTCTGTTTCTGCGACACGCCATGAACCGTTATCATTGAATAGTGGGAACGTACCGGAAGGTAATATTTCACTTACCGCGGAAAGGCAGTCTCGTTGAATAGACATAAATTCTTTTTTTGTCATCATCTGGCGGTTAGAGGGAAGTTTGGACGTTATTTCTTCTCCTAACTGCGCCTCCATGCCGGATGGCATAAATTTTTCTAAAATAAAAAACAAAAGATAGCTGCCGGTGAATGCATCTAGTTTGGATATAACAAATTTCCGTCCCTTGACGGTGATTATTTTTGTATTTTCAGATTGTTTACTCATATATAAAACTCCTTACTTATGCGGCAATATTTTGAATATCTGCAAACGGAAGCGCCCAAGATACCTTTTGACCTTGTGTTTGATACGGGTTGTCTGATTCTTTTTGGAACGCACCGTAAGAGCAATAATGCGTCTTACCCATATTTGTTGATTTTACTGTCATACTGATTTGCGCCCATTCGCTGCTATCTGCATTCACAAGATAATTAAACATTCCTTGAAGGAACTTATGAAGGCCGCTTGTCTGCTGCGCCTGAATCGTAACTATCCCGTTATTACCTTCCACCTTGCTAATCATAACGGAGCCATCCGCGGCGATATCCGTTGCGGTACGTTCTGTGGATTTGGCAATCAATATTTCTCCCACGCCTTCTCCTTGAATAGAATACGATCCGTAGGAGGGATGCGATATGGTTGCTACAACATCTTTAAAACTATACGTCGATACTGACATTTATTTTTCCTCCTTTTATCGATTTGGGTTGATATTAATAACGGCATGATGAATAGCTCCGGCAAGTTTAATACAAGCATAAATATTAGGAGCAATACGATTGTCCCTATCTGTCTGTGATTGACCGGCTATAGTTTCACGCTGAATTAAATATCCACTGGGAAGTGTATCCCCATTAGACAGATTTAATAAATCTCCCCCATCCCATTCTCCAGGGGCCACAAATCCAATTTTTACATAATCATCAAGAACGACCTTAATAGCATTTTCCAGTTTATTCATGCCATTTTCCGTCTGCGCTACTTTTGGATTATCTACAAATACATCCATAATGGCCATTTGTACATCGTTTTGCATTTTGTCAAGGAATATCATTTCATCAAACCAATACCCATACGCCATATGCCCTTCTTCAAAGACGTTATAACTATTGCCCCGATTAATGTAAACATTCCCGTTATATCCTTTGATTTTACTTACGTTAGATTCGGTGAATATGGCGTTCGCATTTTCTGTATTTACACCTACTTCGGATTTATAGGCCAATGAATATGCGCTATTGATAGTATCCGACATAGCGCCCATGGCGTATCCTGCGATTGCGGTAATAGCGTTTGGATGCTGCGTAGAATACTGACCCATAACGCGCTTATATTCCAGACCTTTAAGGACGTTAAATATCCCCAAATCGGTAAGCGCAGATGCTTCGGACGTAGTATAAAGGAACAGACATGTTGGCGTAGCTGTCTGTACATATGCAGCGCATGCGGAAATATCGCTATCTGTGATGGAATCACAATAAATAGCAAGATACCATTCCCAGTCCTGCTGGCGTAAAGCTTGTACTGTTTCTACGGGATATTCTGTACGAATAACGGACGTCGTTGCCGTTCCAGATGTAATTACAATCGTTCCTGTTTTCGTTGCGGCTGTAGGGGTATTTCCTCCACCTGCTGTAATTTCAGTAACAGTAATCGTATTTCCTGATGCTACGGCATGATACTTTACGTTGAATGTAGAATTTGCATTCAATGCCGTAGCAATATTGGCCGCCGTAGTGGGTATATCCGTTCCTATAGCAAATCCGGTTCCTGCGGTAAGCGTTGCGCCGCCAATCGTGATGGTGTCCCCTGTTGCCGCATTTGTAGTAATGGTATGCACGATACTTCCTGCAACGGATACCGTGGTTACATTCCCAATGGCTACTTCTTTTGGTACTTTTTCCTGACCAAAAATAAGCACTGCTGCTTTATACAGGGCATCTGTTGTTTTAAATCCAGCGGCCAGCATATCATCTGTACCGGCATAACGGACGATACGAGTATTTGCAAAATCCGTTACTGCTTCCGGTATGGCACCAATCAATAGAGCTAAATTAAACGCTTTTCTAGTCGCCGAGGTAGGAGAAAGGTTGATGACTACATCTGCGACTGGATCAAGCGTTAAAGTTGTTACTGCCATTATTTTGTCCTCCTTTGTCAAATCTAATGTGTATTTGATCGATATGTCCCACATCTTCTGTGGTTACATATTCTTCGTTAAAACTTAGTGTTAAATCCCAACGCTGCCACCATCTGCCAGCCCACATTTCGTTAGCTTGAATGCAGTTAGGCCAGTTCGGTATAAGAAATACGCCGGATGGTGTCATTTTTCGTGTGATTGCTTCGGATATAAAACCATCTCGTAAGGCATTGCTCATGTCATACGAATCAGGGCCATAAGATGTGAACAATACTTTCCATACTCGCGTCCGTACCCGCTCTGCTATTACCGTGTCATCTTGATTGACGTATCGCGTGAACGGTAACCTTGCATATTCATCTGAAAGCTCCTGCGAATTGATAAAAACAATATTATCCGTAACGTTCCAATCCGACGCGCCTTCCGTCGGATACTCATATCGAATATATTTATCCGGATCAGTAATAAAGCTTGTTAGAATTGATTTTGCGCATTGTTGAAACAGCGTTTGCAGTTCTTTGTATATCATGGGGAAACATCTCCCTGCAGCGTTCCGATAGCCTTGAAAAATCCATTGTCTGACCAGTCAAATAGGTAAACGATTTTATATTGCAGTCCATGATATAAACATATATCGGACGTAGTAATGGTATTACTCACTGCTAATGGAAGATCGGCAAAGAAGGTGCGCATTCCGGAACGCCTATCCCCTTCGGGAACCATTTTAATGTCTTCGGAAGAGGAAGGGACGGTAATACCCTGTACGCAGAATTTTTGTTTTTGTATATCTTGTGTACCGTCTTTCCATCCATTGTCTATCAGATGAATAACGGCGTAATGTGTAGAAAGGTCATCATCATACAGTAATTCCGACATGTCTATCATTCTCATCCCTCCCGTATGACGTAGGTAATGGCTTTGCGTAATGTCCCTGTGTCAATAAGCGGCTTAGCTGATCCTTTTTGTTTTATTGTACTGGGCGCATTCGGAGGCCATCCGTTTTGTGGGTCTTCAAACCACGCCTTAGCACAATTTACAGCAAGCATTCCGGCTTTATTTAGATTCGCTTCATATGCCTGTGGATTGTTATCTAACGCACTTTTATACGCACCGCCTATAAGTTTACCTATCTTGTCTTTGTTGGCTTCTATGGAAGGTTCCAGAACAGGCCTTGGCGGTATCCGCATTAAAAGAGACCCATGTTCCCGAATGTACAGGGCATGGGTCTCTTTATACGAAAATCCTTTTTTCATTGTTTCATCCATCGATGCAATCACTTCTGGTGCGCGCGCGCCATTTTCTTGAATAAACAACAATTCTGCATTATTTATTTCGTCCTCTTTGTCGTTTCGTTCATTTTGGTCGGATGGTATTCCTACATACACGCTCTTTTGAGTAATACGGGATAATGCTTCTTGAAGATTTCCGGACATTTTTACTTTTTTTACTGTTACCGTACCTTTTAGCATTTATCTCACCCCAAATACCGGAATAAACGACATTTTCATTAGCGTTACTAATTGCTGTCCGTAAGTAGTAAGCGCATACGTTCCCCATCCCTCGAAATTGTTTGACAGAAAGCTAAAATCGTAACCAGCTGATACTCCATCTGCGCTTTTTGACGAAAGAAGGCCTTTGGCAAGACCATTCTGTACAATTTTTTTCGTTGGATCGTCCGGAGCAGCTGAGGATTGCAAATACAGTGTTAGGTAATGCGCTACAAATAATCCCATTACCATTGTCCATGTATCTTCATATCGGCCATATTGAAGTGTGGCATCTGCAATTTTTATCCACGCATCAATCATTACATCAGGTGCTTTTTCAAATTGTGGATACATGGATAATAAATCAGATTTGGCATACGTCGGATTATCTTCATATCGGCCTAAATTAGAAGCTCCAGCAATAACTCCCAATATATCCACATATTCAGCCATATTTACTTACCTGTTGTCTTGCTGTCGGCTTTAGCATCTTTTGTATCAACGGCAGCATCCACACTTTTTGCATCCGCAGTAGTATCCTTGCTGTCCGCTTTGGCATCTGTTGTCTTGCTGTCGGCTTTCGTGTCCGGCGTGCTTACATCAGCAGACGGAGCTTGTACCGTGTTAGATGGAATAATATCACCGTCTGATACTCCCCATCCATACAATGGATCTTTTGTAATCCAGTCTGGAGCCGATAAAAAAACGTTCGGCGTAGTGCGGAACGTTTCATTTCTATCAGATGGATTATGAAATTCAAAACTCTTCTTTGCGATAAAGTTAATCATTATGCTCCTCCTTAAATCCCGTCATAATAGCGAACCGGTTCATAGTAATGCACTTTGACTTGACCAATATTACCCATGTAAAGGCTGTCATACGATCCCGACATAACATTTGGCTGCGTCATAATACGGCTAAGAGGAACCGGCAGGTCCATACCAAGGAACCGACGATCATTTACATACCCAATCATACGGTCTGTACCGCCAGAACCAGCCCCGATTAAGAAACGACATTCACCGATAAATAAGTCAATTCCCTTGTTCTTGGCAATGTTGTTGTTTAGCAGATAATTTAAGATACTAATGCCGCCATTTACGCCGGTCACAGACAAAATCGCTTGGTTGATATAGGAATATTGGGCCGGAGGAATCAAAATATGGTTGATAATAGCTGCATTATCATATTGCGCCGCCGCCCATCCAGTAACAATCATGGTGTTGACATCGTTCAATATTTCCTGCGCTGTTTTATTTTTCCACAAGGTACTTGAAGCTGCACCAGTTGCAACGGATGCGGCTACCACGGTTGTATCATTGACAATGCCTGTCGTACCGTATTTTGTTTGACCTAAATACGTGTTGATATCCAAATACTTGTTGTAATCTAAGCGAATACCATCTTCATACACTTGTTCAATCGAACGACCTGTCACGGCACCACGAAGCTGATCCTGAATCTTTACAGACATTGCCGCTTCATACGGAAGTACTTTGTACAAGTCTTTGCTGAAATCCGCTTGAATTCTGCGGATATTGTTCTGTACGCCGCCGACTGCATCTGCTTCGCCGCCGGTCATCGAAATATCAACGTTCATAGCGGACGTAGCTTCTACCCATCCGCCACCGCTTTCTACGACAATATCGCGGGGATAATTGAATGCTGTCAACGGTTCACGGAGTAACGGGTCTTTTTTTTCTAATTCTGATTCCAAAAAAGCAAGACCGCTGGAAACAGCGGCCGCATCATAAGTCATTATTCCACCGCCCCCGAAATTAGGAGATACGGCGATGTTGTATGATTTTTTTACCATAGTTTTTTAATTCCTCCTTATACGCCCTGACGATTCAGTATTGTAAGTTCTGCTACATTTCGTGCGTCGATATCACTAGACCATTTTGCGTTCGTAAGCGCAATGCAGTTTCCTGATTCGTTACTGGCCCCGAAATCACCAATTGCCGCCCCACTCGGACTGGTTCCATTTACAACAGCGGTTCTAATATATACAGTAGAACCAACGGATGGTGTCCCCCACGCACACTTCACCGAAACGCCGCCACGAAGTAAGATATCGCAAGGCTCATTTGCAGAATAATAACCATAATTCTGATAGGGGTATACTTTAGCAGACTTTACTTTCCGCATTGCAATTCCTGCAAAATCTGCTGCTACATTGGTGGCACCAAAAGCAGTAACAGTTCCCGTGCTATTTTGTATCACGGGGCCGCCAAACATAATATTTCCACTGGCAGAATCGACAGGGCGTGTACGGGATATTTCATCACCGTGCCGTGATATTTGTCCAGGGTAACCATAGGGTAATGTAATTCCAATCACTGATCCGGGCATATTATTTTCCTCCTTTGTAATGCGGATTCTGTTTGAGACAATTTTGTCCAAACGCTCCGTTATCTTGTGCTTTAGCATCTTGCGTAGGCTTACGTTTCAATAGCTTTTCATATACACTATCTTTGTCTTGCGTCTGCTGTTTTTTACCCATTGCATCACGCATCGCCTTAGATAGTGCATCAGATGCCGCCTTACGTGATTCTTTCGGAAGTCCTGCAACAATCGGTTTTAACGCACGGACAATATGAAGCGCGCTGTCTGCCGCCGCCGCAGGTTCTGCAGCCGGTCTGTTTTCATCTTTCTTTTCTTCATCCGGTTTTTCGTCCTTGGCCATTTCATCTGCCGGAACGGTTACGGATTCTTCTTCTTCTTGATCGTCGTCTTTCGTAAGTTCTTTTTCGAGGGCGTCTAACGATTCTGTATCGCTCTTTTCTTCGGCTTCTTTCTGTTCTGCCGCCGCCAAAGCGTCTACCTTTTTCGTAAGTTCTGCAATCTGTGCGGCCATTTCTTTCATTGGATCGTTGGGTTCTTCATCTTTTGTGGAATGTTCCCCCCCGTCGCAATCGTTGATAGCCTGTGCCGCTTTTAGGGCTTCTTCTGGTTCAGCATCTTTGACAAACGCGCTGAACATTTTGTGTAAAATACTTTCATCTTTCATGTTTTTCTCCTTTCGTGGTGGTGGATTAGGTTTTTCATCTTTTATTGTTACACTGTGACCGGCCCGCCCTTGGGGAACAATAGCTACATGATTACCAATGATGTTTTTTTGGTCGTAGGTTCCGTCTTCGTTCGGTATGTAGTCACAGTTATAACCGCATGATATTTCTCGTTTTCCAGCGTCAATTTCAGCAATAAGGTTAGGATCATATACAATCAAATCACCCAGCAATTTATTTGATTCCTCGCCACTTCCGCGCCGTACATTCTGCGCAATTCCTTTCATATAAGCCGCAATACTGGAAGTATCAAGGTTTGTCGGTGGGTGATTATCCGTTACCGGCTTTCCCTCAAAGCTTGCGATAGCAGACGGTTTAAAAATATCTTCCGGTCGTCTATATACGTGGACAATATTACTTCCTGTTCCGCCTATTTCGTTTTCCATATAGTCTTGCACGCCCGTTCTAGCGATAGGAACGTTATGACAAATCAAATATCCTTCCGGCGTGCGTGTCATGTTCGGACTGAATCTATCGCCATAGTATGCTTTCAATTTACATCATCCTCTCAAAATTCTTTTTATTTACTCGTTTTATACTGCCGTTATGATAGATTCGTGATGGGAACTCGACCATATCTAAATCAATGACAGGTTCCGCATAGCAGCGGCAATTTGGGGCGCATCCGGCATGATACTTTCCTAATGTGCTTTTAATTCCTATCAACGCTTCGGGAGATGGTTTATCATTCCAGTTCACTAACACGCCCGCCATGTGGCGATGACTAAGCCGTGTTCTTCCGTCTCCTCTTGCACCGCCAACGGGACGCCATACATACCAATTGATACCGTATTCTTTCGCTCGTTCTTCCACTACGGCGGATTGCGTCTTGGAAACTTCGGTACGTGCAATTAATCTTGCCCGTGCCTTCGTATGTTCCGGAAACATTTCTTCTATTTCTTTCTGTATCGCCTCTGGACGCCTTCCTTTTAGTGTTTCCCTTGCAATGTATGCCGTTACGTTTTTCGCTATTTCTAGCGGAAGTGTGCGTATATAATATGCATTTTCCATGATTTGGTTCTGAACACGCACACCAATGCGGTTATCTAAATTATTATGCAGTGATCGGTACAGATTTGGATTTACTGACCGTGCCGCTTGTCTCCATGTTTTAGCATTTTCACTGTATACACGAATAGCCATGCGGTATGCAATCTGATTCGACCAGTCAATAAATGTTTTTGTTTCGGCTATTTCTTTCAGCACATGCAGTATTTCTGATACCGTCGGATTTCCATGTATCTTATTTAGTATCGTATGTGTGACTTGCTGCAGACTTTTTTCGTATGCGTCATCAATCCGTTTCTTTATCTCCCACGGTGCCGCCGGTTGTATCATCTGGTTCACCACCTAATGGTAAGTTAATTCCTTCGGACGGATCATGAGCCACATTATCCGCATTCTCGATGTCTTCATCGGTTATATTGCTCCATAATCCAGTAAGATCAGATTGCTGCCGAAGTTCACGCAATGCTGTTTTTTGGCTGATAATTCCTGAATCGTATACTTTTGTGATAGAATCGGTGTTCTTACTGCCAAGATCCGCCATTTTGTCATCCGTCATCCGGCGAACCGGATTGAACTGATAGTCAAAGTCATCTGGAATAGCACCCCAACAGCTCATCATCATAATTGGGATTAGCTTGTCATATACAGGGCGTAGATACGATTCCTGCTTTTCTTCTATCGTGTCATAGTAGTTCTGCATGTCGCTTTCACCAGTAGCATTCATTCCTGCAGGAGAACGACCAAATAATTTAGTCACCGGCATTTCAGCAGCACCGGCAACGTCCATCATGAACCGGTCATACATTTCTCCAAGTCCACTGAATGTATAAGGATGTGTCTCGAAGCTGTCTTTCGTTCCCAGTACTTGCAACGAATTGTTATTCATCATGATATTGAGAGCTTCTACTACATTTTCCATTCTTTCTCTTGACTTAAGATTAGAACCTCCTAGAATACCGTCCAACCCGTCTATCTTCATACATCGTAGATTAGCCATGAACGTAAGCATTGCCATATTATACGAGACGTTATCCCGTTTTCTAAGTTCAGTGAAAGTATGCTCTATTTCACTGGCTCCCCAATAGTTTTCTGCTAACTTTTCAAGGTACGGAAGTTCACGACCAATAAACCGAATGATACGGCTGTGATGTACCTCAATTCCTCTTTCCACGCCTTCCGCCGTAAACATATATGACATAGGCTCTCCAAAATCAGGATCAGACGGGTCTGATACAATATCTGCATTAGGGCTGATTCCCGTCCATCTATCGGCAATCAGTAAACCTTTGAAGCTGTCCGGCATAATCAAGTCATAATCAATAGGTTCATTCAGTCTGTCTTCATCCCCATCGATCATAATCAATCCGCCTGCGCCACCATACAATCTTCCCCACCTAAGCCCTTCAAGGATTGATTTATACAATCGTGTTTGTCGTTCCATTTTATTAATTAACGCTATTTGTCCGGGTGGTACTTGTGTGATGATTTTATAGCCGTTTTTCAGCATGTCCGCCGGTATGACATCAATAATTCTGCGAACTACCCAATGACTGCGATATAGCGCGTTGATGATCTGCCAATTGCGTGTAAGACGGGTAAGGGGGTAGTCTGTCATTTCAATTGGGTTCATCTGCCCCCATCCAGACCGAGTAAGGATATTTTGGAATTCATCTTTTGTTTTGATATTTTTTCTTTTGGGTCTTGTTGTCATGCGTCGTTAATCCTCCAATCCTTTACCATCGTCTTAATGTAATAGCGCAGCGCATCGCAGGCATGGTCGTTTACTTTTAACGGCTTTTCTTCGCCGTGCTGTGAGGCTTTTTCATCCCATACATATGTACGTAACTCGCGAATAGTATTGACACATCGTGAATTAATATGAAGCTTCTTACGTGTCATCATTGTTGAAACCATGCGAATACCGTCATTTACGCTGTTATCTGCTTCTAGTACCCGATGGCCGCTGCCTTGCAGCAACACGCGGAACGAAGCAGCCGAGGGGTCTAAGATAACGGCGTCCGGTTCTTCTTCGCCAATAAATTCTTCATAGTCTTTTTCATACTGCGGATCAGATTTCTGCTTCATCTTTTCTTTGCTATCCCAGTAGTATTCATTTTGAATATAGATATCTTCGTCATTATCGTAGATATCCAGAAATACCATGGGGTTCGTCGTGCCGTAATCCATCGCTACGTACCGTCTGCATGTGGACTTCAAGGTATTGTTCCATTCGTCGTCGGTATATATCAGCCCGTCGTGAAACATGTCATAGATGATTCCTTCGGCTAATACCCACAATCCAAGGATCATGCGTTGATACCACAATCCTTCATAACTGCGACGGTATCTATCCTTTGTTTCTTGCGATAAGGTGAGATTATCGTCCAACAAAAAATGAAGAGAAAACACATGTTTCTCTTCTGCTTTGTCGATGTAATCTTTTTTTAGAAAGTGATAGGGAGATTCCGGGTTGCAGTTAAACCACAATTTAGAACCTTCTACGCTGCAACGGCCGATGACTTGTTTAATGAAGCTTTCCGGAAATAATGCTGCTTCATCGCAGAACGCCCCTGCGGCAGTAAGACCTTGCACCACATCTTGACTGGATTCATTACTAGCACCGAACAGATAATATACATTATCGCCAATAAGAATATATCCTTCTGACCGATTGTAATAATACTCAAATCCTTTAGACGCAAGTATCTGCTGCATGGGCCGTATGACGTTCCTTTCTGCTTCATCTGCCATCTCACCGTTAATAATGACGGCGAGCCGAGCCATTTTGCACCGCAGTTCTTTTACTTTCTCCTCTGCGTTTTGCGCTCGTACAACGGCTTGATGATACTCAAACGGGCTGATGATGCGGCGTTCTTTTTCGTCAAGTCCTTCCAGCTCGTATACTTCTTTCATGCGGTACATAACATTCGGCAGACCGCGGCACCGTTTCAGCAATCCCATATGTTCCCGCTCTTCGATGGCTTTTGTGGAACACCCCCAGCGAGCAGCAAGATCTTTTTTGGAGATCACCGTTTTGTCCATATGCTCACTTCCTTTTTTATGCCGGACGTTCACGATCCGGATGAGTTTCAAATAAAACTTCTAAGGGCATATCCACTTTTAGCATCCCTTTTATTTTTAATGCCAAGGAAAGACTTATATCACTCTTTCCTGTTAATTTTTCGGATACTGTGGATATAGATAATCCTAAATCATTTGCAAGGTCGACGCGTCGTATCTTTTGTCTGCGAAGCTCTGCTTCTAGGTTGTTATACATGATTTCACCTCCTAATCATTAACGCAATTGCGTTAATTTTGATTTCATTATACACGAAATTTCGGTAATGTCAATACGTTTTAACGAATTTTCAAAAATAAATATTGATTTTTCGTTAAAAAAGAATTATAATCATCAATAAAAGGAGATTACATAAATGACCATTGAAGAAAAGCTAAAAAATCTTATATTATCTAAATATAAAAGCATTAGAGAATTTTGCATTAGCGTAGATATGCCATATTCTACAATTGATAGCATTTTACGCAGAGGAATATCTAAAGCTAGTATTGCCAATATAATTAAAATATGCAGACATTTTAATATTAGTGCAGATGCATTAGCAGACGAAGAAATAGTATTTAACGGGTTGTCGATAACAAGTTCTTATTCTTCAGAAGAACAAAATATTATAAAAAAATATCGTGTTCTAAATGAACACGATAAAATGGTTGTTGATACAATTGTGGATCAGTTATATGATGCCGCTAAACCCAAAGAAGAAGACGGGGTATGCTGATAAAGTTTAATTTCAAAAGGGGCTGATTAATATGCAATGTAAGAGATGTGGAAAACAAATATCGATCAATACAAATTTCTGTCCAAGCTGCGGATATCCAACAGAATTATATACGGAAAGTGATCTTCCACTGGAAAGTACAAATGTTATGTCAACGGCACAGACACAGTATGTATCTATGACGTCAAACAAAAGCAAAAAGACCGCAACAATTTTATGCTTGCTTGGCTTTTTATGCGTCGGAGGAATACACCGTATATATGTTGGAAAAATTATTAGCGGAATTATCTACCTACTTACCTGTGGCATGTTTTTTATTGGAACCATTATTGATTTAATTCAGCTTCTTACCGGACAATTTACAGATAATGTCGGGC